CCATAATTAGAATTTAGCATTAATGATTTTAATTTATTCAATGTTACTTCTAATTCTTGTATTGCATCAAATGTGTTTTGACCAATTCCGAAAGGTACTTTTGTTTTTGTGTTTTTCATTTTGTTTGTTTTAATTATTTTTATTTTTGGGTTAAACCTAAACTCCATTCAAATGAGGTTTTATTAAGTGTTTGTCCATTATCCATAAGAATGTTATTTCCATTGATACATACAATAGTTATTACCTCTGTAATTTCTTTTCCAAATCTAGTGGTAAATGTTCTAGTAAATTTATCTCCTTTTTTCATTTTATTTGTTTTTAGTTATACTTGTTATAGCTAATATATAAACAATTATGTTAATAAAAAAATTATTTGCTGTTTTTTTTTAAAAAACTTTTAGTAATCAATAAATATGGTACTGCCCGTGTGTAGGGTTAGCGATTTGAGAAGTAATTGCGTATCGCATTGCGTCAATACAATGATTATAAGTGTCAATAGGTCTATTAAGTGTCGTACCATCATTGTTTACCATCCAAATATAATTCTGCAACTCTTTAATTAAGTTAACACTAGCAGGTGTTATATATAATTCTTGCTGATTCAGGAGGTTTATACCGTATACTATACTGTCTTTGCCTTTTTTACAAGGTAATACGAGATGACCATAACTAGAAAGCTCTGCAATAGATTTTGGTTCTGCACTATCAGCATATACTATTTCAGTATGGTCCCCCTGTTTCAAGAGAGAGCTAATTTCATTATTCAGGAGTCCTTTTTTGTATAGGACTTCATCGAAGATGTAAGCATTGTTCCACTTGTACATAGCAACTAACGTTGTTGGGTCATTAGTGTAGCCAAAGTCCATTCCATAACAGAGCAGTCTTGCCTCTCCAGGTAAAGCCATACTATACCAGTCTTTGATACATGCTCCTTCTAACGCTCCTACTTCTCCTAGTCCATATACAGTCCACCAATTTTTCCAATAGTTGGAGGTCTCAGCCTTTTCCCTTGCCTTTTCTATATCGTGTACAATTGACTGTGACAGAGCTTCGTTATCTTTATACGTTAGCTTTAAGAAGTCTGTGTCAGGTTGGTTCTTTAATTCTGTATGAACCCAAAAGCTAGAAGTAGGATTGAAGTCTAACCATATAGTACCGGAGGTTCTTATAGCTAATTGGTTATAGGCATCAAACGGTATGTTATTAGCTTCATTGACATATAGTATATTTCGTCTCGCTCCTCTAAGCTTATCAGCAGACTCTATACTAAAGAACTCTATATAGCTCTTATTAGTAAAGGTATACTTCAATATGGACTTGTTAAATTGATGTTCTATCAATCTCTCTGTTAATACCATAATCTTTAGGAAGTCTTTTAGGGCACCTCTTCTCAAGTGAGGTATAGACTCACTCACTATAGATATCTCTATACCAGGTTCTCTTATAGCTGTATCTATTAGAATGGGAATAATACCAAAGGTCTTGCCTGCTGACGTACCTCCTTGAACGATCCTCTTTCTCTTCTTTAGTCTATGTAATTTCTTTATTGCAGTAGTTACAATGAAGTCCTCCATTAATCTTTATCTAATGTAAATAAGGGTTGTTCTGCGTTGATGGTAATGTCCTTAGATTCTTTAGGCTTACCTGCGTAATAGTGGTAAAACAGTTGTACATATTTGAAGTCTCCTACTTCTATACCTTTTTTTAGGGCTTTGAAAGCCTTTGTTTCTAATGGTCCTAATCTTTCCACCAATTTCAATTCTTCGGCCTTTGATTTACGACCACAATTAGGGTGACCTCCATTATTCTTTCTTTTATCTGACATGTTGACTAGTCTGTATTAACAATCGGGGGGACGCCACACATCTGCTTGAACTGTATATATCCTCCATGATTAAATTAAAAAAAATTATTAGTGATTTGCTTTTTTAAATAACAATTAAAATTAGTTTGTGTTAATTAGCATATCTGTGATTGCTTTGAATCTAATTTCTGCGATGTCTAACTTATTATCAGGTAAACACTTAACCACATCTATAATATTTTCATATTTATTTTCTGGTACTTTTTCAAGTAGATTTTTATATTTTTGGTTAAGAATCAAATATCTTTTTTTGATTGAGAGTAGTTTTTCTGTTCCACATAGATCTTTATAGATGGAATAGTGATCTGAGTCATACTTTTTTATCTCTTCAAATATATTGTTTATAGAGTGTAAAACTGTTGCATGGTCTTTTTCAAGTGTTGATCCTATTGCTTTTAGCGTTAGGGTGGTTTTTTGTTTGCAGAGTTTGAAATATATTGCTCTAGCATACACTGCATTACGTTTTCTAGTAGGATTAAGAAGGTTTACATTGGTTCTTTCTTCTACTAGTCTTTTAATAGTCTTTGTATTCATAGTTTTCTATTTTTATATTCGTCACGAGTTCATTGTCAAAATATTCAATTAAAGAGTATAAGATTAAGAATTGATAGTGATCAAGTGCTTTCCAAATTCCTGCACATTCATAATATAATTCTTGGTCTTCATATTCTTTTAACATTCGAGTTATGTCACTTACATGACTTCCATTTTCTATTTCGTATAAAGTTAATAAATAATAATCATAAATAATAGGATTTTTAATTCCATCATATTTTAATCTCTTGTTGTTGTAAATCTTTCGCTTTGATATAACATGTTTCATTATAGAATGATTTTCTAATTTTAGTCATTACTTCTTTGTCATCTCGAAAAGGTTCAATGTACGCATATTCATTTCTTAATTGAATAAAGACATAGTAATCTGCTTTTAAATGACTTTTAATTCTTTCAAATGTACAATTAAATGTATAAGACTTTTTAGTTGTTGTTTTTACTTGATACGTATAGCCTTTTTCATCTGCAAAATCTATTTGTTGATAATCTCTATCTGCTTTTTGTTTAAACAATAATTCGTCATGAAAGTTATGTTTAAACCATACTCTAAATAATTGTTCACCAATATATCCAACTGAATAGGATTGGTTAGGATCCTTTGAACAATACCTTAAATCTTCAGGTATTCTAATCCTTGAAATGTATCTTCTCATTTTTTTACTTGTTTTACAAAGTTATTATTAATTATTTTACCTTCTCTATTTTCTACTTCCCAATACGCTTCCATAATTGCAGATTCTATATTAAATCCTGCCATTTCAGATAAAGAAGTTAATACTATTATAATATCGCCTATTGCATCTTTAATTTCAAGTTGATCTTGTCTTAAAATAGCTTCAGCAAGTTCACCACATTCTTCTTGTAGTTTAATATATTGTGTTTTTAGATTTCCTTGAGCTAAAATTTCTTTTTTTTCAGCCCATTTTCTAATTTTATTGAATATTTCCATTCTTATTATAGTGTCTTTCATAAATGTGTAAATTTTGTGCAAAATGAATATAATACCCTGGTTTACAACCATACATTCTATCTAAATACCTACAAATTAGTTGTTGTAATTTTATAAAACAATATGAATCATTACAAAAACCGTACCATAAGTCATTACTTCTCATCATTACAGTCATATTTAATCTATTTGAATCTGGTGTAAAGTAAAATTGTATTGACAATGTACAAGGAGTATCTTTAGAGTACTCTTCATGTTCTTTAGCATCATAGATAGTTAATACTGCTCGTCTTGAGTATTTATCTCTCTCAAGTTCTCTAATTACATAAAAAATTTGCTCATTTCTATTCCATTGCCAACCATAATTACTATTTACATATCCTCTCTCATCCATGTGATTGTACCAAATACAAGCAACTTTTGCTATGTCTTTTGCAGATCTATCTTGTGACAAATACCAATTCCATTCTAATTCAGCATAATCTATTTTAAATTTTCTATATGGAGTTGTTATTATCTTTTTAGATACATCCATAATCGTAAACATTTGATTATATAAAGCTTTTGTTCCTGTTTCTTTACAATGAGGTTGTGAATCTATTTTATCATAATAGAATTCAAAAGCATCCGTTACTGTGTTAAATTGCCACATCTTAAAACATTGATAATTGATCTTCGTAATTTGTTTTCTTTTTAACTAAAAGTGAGATACTTAATATATCTTTAAAAGCTTTACTACTATCACAATGCTCTTTAGCTAATTCAAATGAATTCCTTCTAAATTTTTCTCTATATTCTAGATCGTTTGCTAATACCTCCATTTCTGCTATTGTTTTAGTGAAATTATCTCTATCAGAAAAAATAGCAAAACCTTTAAGATCATTAAATAATTCTCCACTAATATGTCTTGTATTCTTAGCCCAATTAACATCAAATAACGGTATACATCCAACTGCTATTATTTCTGCCATTGAATATTCCATGTTATTTGAATGAGAATCAGCATCTAAGTGAAAAAAGTCTGCACCAAACATTGATGCACTTAATTCAACTAGACCCTCTACTCTATTATAAGGTCCATAAATATAAGTTTTAGTTAATGTCTTTAAAAATGGATCAGGATTCTTTTTGTTAACTTCATAGATATTTGTTTTATAAGTATTTTCTCTATCTTTAATGTCATTGTAAAATAATGGTAATGATCCAATACTTCTTTCAATTCCTCTTAATTCAGAAAAAAATCCATATTCCTGTAAAAGTGGTTGCATATCTATAATTCTTTCAGGATCTTTAAACCCTGCAAATCTTCCAAAATAACTTACTCTTTTTAATTGTTTATCTACAGGTCTTATAACATGTGCTAAAGAATCAAAATCAAAACCTACAGAAAACGTGTCAATAGGCGTTTTAATTCCTTTCTCTTTTAATTTTTTAGAAAAAGGACTACCTAATGAATGAGTAAAACATGCATCCATATACATCATTGTCTCCCATACTTTATGATTTCTAACTAATGATCCTAATTTATGATCATGTTGAAAAGCTATTTTTAATGGTTTAGTTATTCCTTTAACTAAATATTCAAACCATAAGTTTTGATATTCTTCTGAATTAGATCTCCCTGCTAATGAATGATAATATACTATATCATATTCTTCGTCTAAAATCTTTGCTAATCCTTTGACTCTATCATTTTCAAAAGTCTTAATAGTATGTTGTTGAGCATTACGTCTTCCCCATTTCTTATCATCACTTGCGAATATTTCACAAATAATTGATTTTTGTTTTTTAAACCATTTCTCTTGTTCTAAGGCAAATCTTGTTACTCCACAACCT